GACCGCTCTCTTAACAGCTTCGTTTCTCTCATTGAGATTCATGTTCATCATTTCATAAGTATTTAACACATCGCCGCCTACCAATGCGTTCAATTTGCTAACTGCCGATGAAGCGCCTTCAAATGTATCAAACTGATCACCCATACTACTAAGGGTTCCCAATTGAACACCAAGTTTTCGAGCTTGAATTTGCATCTTTTTAAACATAGGGATGCCTTGCTTACCCCACTTTGATAATACAGGCATCTGATCACGAAAGTTTTGAGTTAACGCCTCTACTGGCATATCAAGAGCTATAGCCAGTTGTGCAAACTCCGTTGTAGTTGCTCTGGCAAGGTCAGGCGTCATTTTAAAAATCATCGTCAAGTCTTGCATATTTTGTGCAGTGGTTGATGCTGAGATTCCGAATTGTTCAAGCTTTGCAGCATGGACAGCGAGATCGTTTCTCTGGGTTTTACTCAAAGAATGAAAATTAGTAAAATCAGAGTGCATGGCAATGAAGCTTCCAGACAGGTCATCAAAAGTGACGCCAAGATGCATATTAGCTTTGACCAAGCTACCTATCGCTTTTTGGCCAATACCTGCTCCGCCCGTAACTTTAAGAATGGATGCTGCTGCTGCGTCGGAGGAGTGGAACATCTTAAGTGACATTTCTGCCATGTTTCTAAATTGAGTACCAAGGAGGTTGCTTACAGTAACCTGCTTCTTGAGTGCTTTTGTAATGTCACCCAGTTTATCTTCAGAGTCAAGTAGGGCGCCGATGATTCCGGTGCGCCAAGTCTCATTAACAAGAGCGGTTCTTTTGAGGAGGCTGGTGGTGGCAGCTTCTACGGCAGAAGTGGCTCCTTCAGCTTTTTGAACAAGTTTTAGTCCCTCTTCGTATGCTTCGTTTGCCTTGTCAAGATTATCAAGATGTATTGTCTCTAATTCATTCTGCTCACTATAGAATTCTACATTTAATTTATGATAGTTAGCTTGTGCCTCAAGGTATTCAAGAGACTGTTCACCATTTTTCTTAGCCTGTTCACTAAGCTTGGCAGCTAAAGCTAATTGTTTATTGATATCCTTTGCCATTTATATTATATCCCTGCTGTCTCTTTATCTTACTTAAAGGGCCACTTCAACCCAGTGGATCCTTCGAACTTACGAATCATATTTCTTAATTTGAACTTGTCTTTATATGTTCTGGGATCATCAAGACCATACTTTGCTGCTGTCTTGATATATCTCTTTTCCCGACCAAGAGTTTTGGCAAAGTCTCGCACCTGACGAGGGTTTCCCTTCACGGAGACAGGGACGGTGGGGCCTCCACCAAACATAGCCCCCATAATGGTCTTAATCCACTCTCCGTAGAATCCCAATATACTCTCATCCAACGTGCCATTCTTGGCGGCATTTAAATCAATCTCGATTGGTTGTAAGTCTTTATCTTCTTGCATCTTGTGGTTCTCCTGGTATAAAGGTATTCTCATCAGTAAGTAGTTATCTTGGAATAAAAAAGAGGGCCGTGAAGCCCTCTTTCTATTATTTCATTCTGTTCCTCTTCTTAGGTTGTTGTGCCTCGACCTCATCATTTATCTGTTTTACCAATCTCTCGACAAACCATGTTCTAAGGCCAACGGGGAGGTTATAGGCTTCTGTAAAGCTCCAACCACCGTGGTATTTCATGAAGAAGAACTGTTCATAAACGTCTTTAATATAATCAAGCGTCAGGCCAAAAGAAGTCCGTCGTAAACGGAACCTCCACTTCTCCAGAGTGGCCGCACTCTGAACACGCAAACTCTTGACTTAAATCAATATTGGGTATAAGTTTTCTATAAGTATCTCTTATGAATCTTGAATCTCTAGCTGGCATAATAGAGATTGCTTGGTTGATCTGTCCCTTATCTGTCACACCCTCAATCGACACAATAAACGATGATAGTTGGGCGCTAAGTGCATCTTCTGAAAGACCTCGCTTACGGCGACCTTCTGTTGTTTCAATGATCTTCTTTTCATCCAAACTGTTCAGCAATCTCACTTCTACAGACCACTTAGTTACTGGCAGGCTGGATACAAGAAATGTACTGTTATTGGTTTTTGAAACATTGTCTCCCAATTCATCAAGAGAAGCTCCAGTGGATATTTTAGCTAAATCCAAGTTGAAACCAAACTTTACAGATTCTGAACAAGAGGGACAATCCATGGAGGTCAAGTATTCAGCACCATAGCCCGTCTTGCGAGCGGCAACAAGAACAGCGTTCTTATCACCAACAAGAAGAGTGTCAACATTAATTCTTGGATCGAGGACTATCTGCTGAAGGAATCTATCCATAGCCTTACCCTGTTTAAGCAGTGCCTGCGAGGTTAGAATATCTTCTTCCTTGGTCGTCATGTGCTTAATTTCAATAGTAGATTCGTTATGGAGGGGGTGTCCCTCATCATAGTATTTTCCACCCGATGGCAACTCAACAAATTCTGTTGGAGCAACAAAGCTCAGTGGTGAAGATGATTGTGGTTGTGGTGCGGTTGCGGATTGTGGTGCTTCTGCACCAGCATTAGGATCGCTCACACCTAAACGATCTTGGTTGTTTCTTGACATTTATACCTTCTTTCTTAAGTATTTAATAATAGTATATCACGCTGAGGCGTGGGTGTTAAGGTTTTTTATCACAGTTTAAAGAACTTATTTGCTCCGCCGACTCTATTGCTGCCATTAACAGTTTCAAGTTCTGCCCAATCATATCGGATGGTAACATCAATCTGGGACATGTCGTCGCCTTCATAATCTAAGTCACCAAACTTAACATCGGTGATAAAAGGATTAACAAGCCTCCAAGTTTCAACTGCATTGCCATCAGCGTCAATCTGTTGAATCTCAATTTGATTCCCAAGAGCTTCGACTGCCTTTTTCTTAGAGATAGTTGACGTATCATTTACACTCTGGGCTGGCTTATAACAAGAGGATGCAAGGATGTCAGCCATGGTAGCAGCCATGTCTGGGCTTACAGGGTCGGCAAGTGTCAAAGTAATAGGCTCCCACTCTACACGGCCTGGATAGTAGTAAGTGTGATTGAGATACTTATGCTCTGTCTCGCTGACAGTAAAGCCAGGCTTGCTGACCGTCTTCAGCACATAAGCTGGGACAGAGGCGATCAGCATGATCCACCTATACTGTCTTTTTGGGTCTTGTTGTGTTGAGTCTGACCAGAAATTTGCCATTTTAAAAATTCTCCTTGCGAATTAATCGTTATCTATGCAGCCACTGAAGGCCACTTTTCTCTTATAAATAGTATGGGGGGGGCGTTTTCCCCCTGAACTATTTTATTTATTAATCATCAAATGATGCACCAGTATTGGTGATAACAAAATCAATTGCGATATACTCAATAGCTCTCGCTGGCTTAAGCATAATCTTCGCATACATGACGTTTCTATCAATCAAGTCTGGAGTTGTGGTTGTCTCGTCCAAGATTACCTTGAAGTCAGATAAACCGAATCGGCTCTTCACACTTGCGAGAAGCGGAGTAACCTGTGAGGTGAATCTGTGCCAAGTTGCAGGGACGTTATTGTCGAACAACACTCCTGCTGAAATCTTAGAAACTTCTTTCTTTAAGTAGATAAGAAGTCGTCTAACATTAATCCTATCGAGTGCCGATGGAGTTACTTGCAGAGTCTTCTGTCCGAAGATTACAAGGCCCTCTGACGGGAATGTTGCAATAGGGTTGATGTTTGCTTCATAAAGCTTGTCACGGTCCTTAGAGGTCAACCTCTGCCTTGCCTGAATGACTGAGAGTCCAGCAGACCCTTCTGTCAACCCACCTCTGTTGAAGCCAGCAGGAGCGAACCAAAGTTCAGACTTTCGCTGCGAGCTTGCCATGGTTCCAAGAGCCACGACTGAAGGTGGAGTCCAAAGCACAGAGTCGGAGATACTATCTCGAATCTGAACCCATGGGAAGTAAGCACACCCATAACTAGAGTTAATTCCTCTAGCCTTGAGGGTTGATACTGCCAAATCCACATCAGGCACTCTGCTTGATTCAGCATCAGTATTCTCAGTGCTTGGTCTATAGTCACTCTCCAAGTCGATGATTGCCAGTGCATCTGCACGAGCCTCACATGTATTAATCAAGTGAGTTGTCAAGGAGGCATTTGTGATACCTGGAGCTACCGCCAAGTTCATTTCCACAACCTCTGGGTCTGCAACTGCATCAATAGCTCGTTTAACTGAGTTATATGCGTAGTTGGTTGTTACTGCTGCATTGTCATCAAGTCTAGTGTTTCGGAAAGGTTCTTTTTCTTTAATGTCCAATCCGTCAAACCCACCAACGAGTGGTAGGGTGAATCGGTTAAAGCCATGTTCAAGAACATCTTTAAAAGTTCCTTCGTCTGCGTCACCAGAGGTGGTGTTTCCGTCAGCATCATAGTAGTCTGAAGAATCTCTTCCTCGGACAGAGATTGAAGCTCCGCTATATCTTGCGCCTGGCTTCCAGTCAGCGTGTTGCTTACTCTTGGCACTAACACCGCTAGTAGTGGTATCTTGCAGAACCAAGTCATCAAGACTAAATGCAGGGACAATACCCTTTCCAAGCCAGTCACCTGCTGCTTGCGCTGTAGAGTGAGTGCGGGTTCCAGTAACACCATTAGCAAAGCCTGAAGAACTTGCGAGGGTGAGTGTGTTGGTGATGGTAGTATTGCCAGCAGCCCCTGCCACTGATTGCGTCAGTGATAAGCCGCCTGAACCATTATTCTCAACTTTTATACTCCCGTTGTGACCACTTGCGTGTTCAATGGCCAATTCCAAAGAATTAGCGGCTTCGGTGGCGGATGCGCCTTGGGCAAATTGATTATTGAATAAGTCTGCTGCGGCCTTCGCAGTATAGGTTACAGAAGTTCCATCAGTTGAGATGATAATAACCGTTCCATCGGCATCGGGTATACCGCTAAATGTATGTGTGCCAGTGGCGTACTCAGCGGCGGCGCCGCTGCCTCCTGCTTCAGCATTTGTAAAGTCATCAGTGTCATCATCATATATGCCATCGGACTGAAGCTGTGGGATTGTATTAATATCACCAGAAGAGGTGAGAGCTTGACCCAAGCTGTGGTTTTCAGAATACGGTTTTACCAAGTCAGCAAAAGCCTCATCAAAAGTGGTAGCTCCTGATTTATTAGAATTAGCTCCAAAGAAAGCGTCTTTTCCATTTGAAAGGTTTCCAGTGGTGGAAGACGATCTTGCTGTCATTGCTGGCCAAACCAAGTTAATATTGGGGTTGGCAGTATCGGTTGCATCTTTAAAGAATGGGCTATCAAGCTGTCCGCTTGTAGCAGCATGAGAGAGAGCGGTTGCATCAGCAGATAAGTTTGAACCCCAAGAGACTCCAAAGTAATCTGCACTTGGCTCGGCTTGAGGAGACTTGGCGGCATCAACGAGCGCCAATGCTGCCATATCCGCCTCAGCATCACTACTGCACCGAACTGGTCGTGGAACTGCTGGTCCGTAGAATCCAAATGGAACCAAAGACGAGTCTGCTCCGGCTTCAACGTCTGACGCCACCTGAACTCGAATGAACTTTGACAAGTTTGGATACTCGCCATAAGTTCTATATCGTGATTCTGCATCATCCCAATCGGTCCACATATCACCAATTTTTCTAGCAATATAGTCTGGCGAATTGGGATTAAGGTTACATCCAGTAAATCTCTCAGCAAATCTTGGTGAGTTATCTGAATCTTCAACCTTTCTCAATGCTACAGTGAATGTTCCGTAGGGGTTATAATCATCA